TGGGACTAGCTTAGGAACGTCTGGTTCTCTTATTACTGCGGCCCCCCCCAATCAAAACACTATATGGGGGGAAGACACTAGCTACGGCGGTTTTGGTTCTGAGTATAGGGGGTTTAGGCTTAACTCTAATCAAGTTTATACAGGCAACTTTACTCCCCCTGATATAAACGGAGGTTTAACTAACATTTCAGGAACACTTGCTCTTTGGGATGGTTTAACAGGCAGTGCCACGGACGCTTCGGGAAACAACACTTGGTCTGCAACTAACATGACCTTTTCAGAAGTTTAATGTAAGGTGAAATTATGAAAATAGCAAAAATAAACGGCACGAAAGTTGTAGAAATCGTAGAATTAAAAACGTTTTCAAATACGTCTTTCCCAAAGTCTGGGCCTGATGCAGATTGGCTGTCGGCAAATAGCTGTGCCGAGGTGGTTGAGTTTTTAGAATATAATGCAGCCACACAGAAAAACGAGAGTGTCGCACCTTATCTAAGCAATGGTAAGGTTTACACTCATCGTGTCACGGACATGACAAGCGATGAACGTGCGGAAGTGGTGACAGCGGCTAACGCAGCGACAGCGACACTCAACAGAGCGTCGAGGGACTATCGGTTGGCTAATTGCGATTGGGTGGTGACTAAGGCGATTGAAGCCAATAGTTCTGTACCAACTGCATGGGGTGCGTATCGTACCGCGTTGCGTGATATAACCACACACGATAACTGGCCTAACATAAACAAGGGCGATTGGCCCACAGAGCCTAGCTGATGCTTGGTTTTTCCCCTCTTGCTGTAGCCCCTCTTGCTAGTTCCGCTAGTATTTCTGCAGAAGTTTCTGTCACGGGCATTTCAGCTACGGGGGCGGTTGGCTCTGTAACGACTACGAGTGCGGCAGATATATCTGTCACAGGTATTGGAGCTACAGGCGGGGTTGGCTCGGTATCTGTTACGGGCTTTGCTAACGTCACTACAACAGGCGTTGCAGGTACGGGTTCTGTTGGTTCTGTTTCTACCACAAGCGCGGCAGATGTGTCGGTCACTGGGGTTTCGGCTACAGGCGGCGTTGGTTCCAGCACCACCACAAGTGCGGCTGACACATCAGTCACGGGTGTTGCAGGAACAGGCGGCGTTGGTTCTACCACCGTCACAGGCTTTGCAAACGTTACTGCGACAGGTGTTGCAGGAACAGGTGGCGTTGGTTTTGTCACTACTACCAGCACCGCAGATATATCAGTCACGGGTGTTTCTGGAACTAGCGCCGTTGGAGGGGTGGCAGGTTCTACCGACTTGGATGTTGGTGTTACTGGTATCGCCGCCTCAAGTTCAGTGGGTTCTTCGTCCATTGTAAGTGAGTCAAATCTTTTTGTCACAGGCGTTTCAGGAACGGGTTCTGTCGGTTCAGTGTCTACGGGCGTTGGGCAAACTATTGCTGTCACAGGAATCGCTGCTACAGGCGCAATAGGAAGTGCCTCTACTACGAGTGGCGCGGATATTTCTGTCACAGGAATCGCTGCCGCAGGTTCAGTGGGAAGTGTTTCCACCACCTCTTCTGCGGACATATCTGCCACAGGTGTTGCTGCCTCCGGTTCGGTAGGAAGTATTTCCACTACAAGTGATGTAGATATTTCTGTCACGGGTGTTGCATCTACGGGCAGCGTTGGAACTGCTACAACCACCTCTTCTGCAGATATTTCTGTCACGGGTGTTGCGGGAACGGGCAGCGTTGGAGCTACAACGATTATTGCAGACAGTAATATTTCTGTCACGGGTGTTGCGGGAACGGGCAACATTGGAACTACTTCAGTTATCTCAAATAGCAACCTATCTGTCACGGGTCTTTCAGCTACGGGTTCTGTGGGTTCGCCTAGCGTTGAAGTTAATGAGTCTGTCTCAGTTACGGGTGTTTCATCTACCGCGTCTGTTGGTTCCATAACCCCTAAGGTTAATAATTCCGTATCTGTTACAGGTGTTGCTGGTACGGCGGAGGTAGGAAATGTTTTGGTTTGGTCTAGAATTGAGCCTAATCAAACATCTAACTTCTCTAATATAACGCCTTCACAATCTTCTGGGTTTTCCAATATAAACCCGTCACAAAATCCGTCTTGGACGAATATCGCTGCTTAGGTTCAATTGAACCAAACCGTATAGTTGATTAAATGACTTAGCATGGGTATAGTTCAAACATATTTATAGTTGAGGTCACGGCATGGCTACATATACCGCATCTAACGCGATTAAAAAAATAACTACGGGGGATGAATCTGGTTCGTGGGGCAGCAGCACCAACAACAACTTTGATATCATAGACCGTGCTGCGAACGGTTTTGTTTCTATTGCTTTGTCCAGTACATCTTACACTTTGGCGTTATCAACTACGGCTGTCCTGTCTAATGGGCATTACAAGGCGATAAAGTTTACTGGAACTCCGAGTGGAACTTGTACGGTTACATTAGAGCAAAATGACAAAGCTAGAATGTATATGATCCTTAATAGCACAAATCAAAGCCTGTCCATTACGCAGGGGGCTGGGGCAAATGTTACTATTATTGCTGGAAAATCAGCTATTATTTTAGCTGACGGTGCGGGATCAGGTGCGGCGGTTACAGACTTTACTGCGCTTGTTAGTATTTCAGAATTGGACGGCATTACTGCGGGGACGGTAACCGCTAGTAAGGCGGTTGTTGTTGACGCCAACAAAGACATTACGGGCTTTAGAAATATTACAGCTACGGGAGAGTTGGACGCTGTTACATTAGACATATCGGGCGATGCGGATATTGATGGCACCACTAATTTAGACATAGTCAATATTGCTGAAACTACAACTATAGCAACGGATAATAAAATACAGTTTAGAGATACGGGCCTGTACATTAATTCCAGTGCGGATGGTCAGCTTGATATCGTTGCAGACACTGAAATCCAAATTGCGGCAACGACAATAGACATTAATGGTGCTGTGGTTTTAGATGGAGCGATTACAGGGGCCACTAACATTACACTGTCAGGTGAGCTAGATGCCGCAACATTGGATATATCGGGCAATGCAGATATAGACGGCACTCTTGAAACGGATGTTTTATCTATAGATGGTACGACAGTCACTAGCACAGCGGCTGAGTTAAACATTATGGACGGTGATACGTCTGCCTCAGATGTGACTATTGTAGACGCAGATCAGTTTGTCTTAAATGATGAAGGCACGATGAAGCAGGTTGCTGCTACTAAAATAGCAGAATATGCTGCACCTAGCACCACTTTAGGAGACGTAGGAACTTATTCTTTCTTGATGCGTACCGCAACAGGGGTAAACGACTACATAACCTCTGGAACGTCATATTCTGGAAGTGTGTTGACATACGCTGGTGTGTCCCGATCTATTGGTAATGCTATAATTATCTCTCCAAGTGGATCACCTTCTGGAACGTGGAGGTCGATGGGTTATGTTGGTGCGGCATTTTCTGGCTTTAACAATAGAGCAGCTTTATTTGTGAGGATTTCCTAGTGACTGCTACAATCACACAGGTGCGTAAGGCACAATCACTTAACTCTGATAATACTCGGATGGATGTGGAAATTAATCATCCCACTTACGGTTGGATACCGTACACCTTAGACCCTTCCGACACTGACACTACTGTTGATAACGACGCAGTAATGTCTTTAATCGGTACAGATTTCACATCTTACGTTGCACCAACTCAGGCAGACTTAGACGCAGGAACAGCCCTTCAGATTCGTTCTGATCGTGACTATAAGTTACTCACAGAGGTTGACCCATTAGTGTCTAACCCTTTGCGCTGGGCAGAGCTGACCTCTGACAAGAAGACAGAGTGGTCACAGTACAGAACTGACCTATTAAATTTACCACAACAGTCAGGTTTTCCTAATGCAATCACTTGGCCTGTAAAGCCAAATTAGGACATATACAAAGATGCCTCTTTTAGACCTTAAATTTAAAGCTGGAATAAACAAAGAAATCACGCCGTATTCTGAAGGAAACGGTTGGGTTGATTGTGATAAGATACGTTTTCGCTTTGGTTATCCTGAAAAGTTAAATGGTTGGGAAAAAAACTCAAACGAAGCTTTCTTAGGTCAATGCCGTGGAATGCATGAGTTTGTAGCATTGAGCGGCGAAAAGTTTTTGGGCCTTGGTACAGAATTAAAGTTCTACATTAAAGAGGGTGTTGACTTCAAAGACATCACTCCAATCAAACAAGTCACTTCTGCGGGAGATGTCACCTTTTCTGCATCAAACGGATCACCTGTAATTACTGTATCAGACACAAGTCACGGGTGTGTAGCAAATGATTTTGTAACCTTTTCTGGTGCCGCCTCTTTGGGTGGAAACATTACAGCAAATGTTCTCAACCAAGAGTATCAGGTTACAGAAGTTGTCGATGGGAACACTTACAAAATATCAGCTAGAACCGTTAGCACTATACCAAGTATTACGGCCTCAGGAGGAATAAGCGCCACGGCAGTAAATGCTACAGGTAGCGACACAGGCAACGGTGGTGGCAGTGTTGTTGGTACTTATCAAATTGGAACCGCTTTAAATAGTTCGGTCTTTGGCACTGGTTGGGGTGCGGGAGTTTGGGGTGGAACAACTACGGGCGCTCTTACTACAATTTTAAATGAGGGCGGTACACTTTCAGCTAGTGACACTACTATCACCGTGACTAACACTACGGGTATTGTAGCCAGTGACATTGTTTTAATAGACGATGAACTTATTCTGGTGGGCGGTATAAGTTCCAACGATTTAACAGGATGTACCAGAGGACACAAAGGCACCACCGCTACAACACATGCAAACGGTTCTGCTGTTAGACTTGCATCGGGAAATGCAGATACATCGGATGATTTTTCTGGCTGGGGATTGGCTCTTGTTTCAGGGACAATTACGCCCTCTGCAAACCTACGCATTTGGACACAAGACAACTTTGGTGAAGATTTGCTGTTAAATGAAAGAAACGGCAAAATTTACTATTGGGATAAAACAAATGGTGTAAATACACGGGCTAAGTCCTTAACGGACAGTAGTTTGGGACTAGGCACAAGAACTTCAGTTCCTACTATAGCCACACAAGTTCTTTTATCTGACAGAGACAGACATGTCATTGCGTTTGGCGCAGATGGCCTTGGGGCCACCTCATCCGCAACGGATGGTAATGGTATTCAAGACCCATTGTTAATTAGGTTTAGCAGTCAAGAGAACCCTGTCGATTGGTATCCTACCTCTGTAAGTACAGCGGGTGACTTGCGGATAAGTTCTGGTTCCAAAATAATTCAAGCCGTTGAAACAAGACAACAGATATTAGTGTTCACGGATGTTTCTATTCACGCAATGCAATTTCTTGGACCACCGTTCACGTTCGGTATAAATTTAATCTCTGAAAACATTACTATTGCTAGTCCAAAGGCTGCAGTTGCAGTGGACGATGCAGTATTTTGGATGGGATCGGCAGAGTTTTATGAATTTAATGGTGCTGTTCAAAGAATACCATGCACCGTTAGAGATTATGTATTTAATGACATTAACACATCTCAATCTGACAAGATTATTGCAGGAGCCAACGTGTCTTTTTCGGAGGTTTGGTGGTTTTATCCATCCTCTGATTCCACCGAAAACAATCGGTATGTAGTCTATAATTACCTTGAAAAAATATGGTTTATAGGAAACCTATCTAGAACTGCTTGGTTGGATCGTGGCATATCTTCTTTGCCTCTCGCAGCGGCAAATAATAACTTCTTGTATAATCAAGAGGTGGGCGCACAAGATGACGGATCAGCCATGACATCATTCATTGAGTCTGGTGATATGTCTATCACAGACGGCAATCAGTTTTCTTTCATTAATAGAGTTATACCAGACATTAATTTCAGAGAAACGGTAGATACATCTTCTTTAGATTTTATATTGGACACTAAAAGTTTTCCCGGTCAAGCAGACCAAAGCTCATCAACAAACACTGTGTCAAAGACATCTAGCACACCCGTTGATCAATACACGAATCAGTACTTTACACGTTTAAGAGGGCGTAGCTTTACACTCAAAATACAGTCTACAGATGCAAACGTCCTTTGGAGATTAGGTGTGCCTCGCATAGATATTAGACCTGATGGGAGAAGATAATGGCTGCTAACACCCCCGTACCATTCTTTCCGATACCACCACAAGAATACAGTAGAGCGTATTTAAACGAGGTAGTTCGCTCCTTTTCCGTGTTCCTAAATCAGTTCAATAATACTCAACAAGTGGCAGACGATGATACGACTGCCCTAAGCTGGTTTATGGGCTGATGGCTAACGCATATATAAACGCAAAGGTGGACCTAACGACCACAGGTGAAACCACGTTGTACACTTGTGGTCAGTTCACCACTGCAATTGTAAAATCTATCATTGTATCGGATGATAGCAACAATGCTGATACCTTGACACTAACAATAACTAGTGGTGCAAGCGTTTTTAATTTATACAAAGACAAGGCCGTTGGAGCCAAGGGTACGGTTGAGTTGCTGACAGCGCCGTTAGTAGTACAGGCAGATGAGGTCTTAAAAGTTACGGCTGCGACAGCAAATAGATTACACGTTGTCGCTAGTATTTTAGAGATAACCTAATGGGACGCGATGATAAACTTATAGAACTGGAAAAAGACATGATTGCTTTGCAAACAGAAGTTAAAATACAGTTCAAAGAATTATTTACTAGAGTTAAGCGACTAGAAACAACCTTAATAGCAGCGTCTGGTGCTATTATATTAATGTTAGTGACTATACTGATCAAAATGGGGTAGTTTGAGTTTAGGTTCAATTGAACCAAACTAAGCTTGGTTTAAA